TCCGAGTTAGAAGACTCCGGGCGACCCGTAAGATAGGAATACCAGTTGATCTCAGAGAGAGGACGCTTAGCCGCAACGTACTTGGAGATCTGAGGATGGACTCGATAGGCAGAATAGTCAGCAGCTCCTACGTATCCAGCAGCAAGGGCTTCTGCAGTATTGAATACTTCTCCATCATTCGAGAGTCGATTCAGGAGACGCTTCAGCTTCGTGCGTGAGAGAAGCTTAACGTGACCAGCATAGTCTCCCTCCTTGCTGACATCTCCGGGGGCAACAGTACGATCCCAAATGGTATTATAAGGATCCGAGCGTTGAAGCGACGTGTAGCTCTTGTTATCAGTCTGAACCTTCTGGGTACCAGGCTCGAGAAGCTCATCCATGGAAGTATACTGCTCGATGCTCTTCCAATCTGCCTCAAGAGCTCCCATGTTGTATTTGACGCAATCCCGAAGGAACATGAGAAGCTGCCGAGGATAGCCTCCGAGTACGCTATGATCGTCGATGAGAGCTTCGAGAGACTCTGCATCAGCCTTATCAGCAGGGGAGGAGACGATAGGGAAGATGGGATAGCCGGAGAGGAACACATCTGCCAGGTAGCCGACCATACTATCAACCTGGGAGACTACGATGGGAGGAGTCGTAGAAGGAAGAGCATGGACTCCTACAGGAGTATGAGCAGCATCGATGCCTTCCTCTCGAACGACACCAGAGACTGGATCGACATTAGACTTATAGCGGGCATAGGCGATGTCAATAGTCTCCATCTTCTGTGCGTAATCCTCTTGCCTCTTATGTTCCAAGACAATACGCTTAACGTAGTCGAGGAGAAGCTGCTGCGACTGAGCAGAAGGAATGAACAAGCCTTTAGAATCTTTGGGAGCAGCCATGTGAGTCTCCTAGAACGGTGTGTTATCAGCTACCACGAGGGCAGTAGAATCGAAGGTAGATTTGGTGGGTGGGAGAATGAGATGCCAATACTCTGTACGAACGTCTAGGATGTAGGCGCAAGCATCAAGAAGGTCATCCTTATTATCCTTCTCGCCAATTTTGTAGATCGAAGCATACCACGTGAAGAGCCTACGAGTCTCAGGATCTTTGATGAATACGCTCTTGTTATAGAGTTCCAAGACAAGCTGCCGAATACGAGTCTCTTTAGAGCGGCCATGGGGATGGAGTTCTACGACCTGGATATTCTGGAGACCAGGGAATTCTCCCATGAAGTGCTTGATCCAGAAGCCAAGAGTCTGCTGATAGGCTACTGATTCTACGCCGATAAGCGTAACATCCCAACGGAGGGCCTTCTCGAATGCTCTCTTGATGAGCTCCTTCGGATCCATGATACCAGCATCAGAATCCACCACGTAGGCTTCCATGTCATGCTTCTGACCTACTACGATCTGGTTATTATCAGAGTTCTTGCGGAAGCCGGCAGGATCGATAATGATGAAGTTCCCATCAGAAGAGACGAACTCTTCATCATCACAGATGGGGAGAGGATTCGGAAGGAGAGAAAGCTTATGCGATGCAGGATCATTCATGACTTCTGCGAACCAGATATGAGCTAGTCCGAGTTCTTCGTCATGATAGTAGGACTCCATGAGTTCCTCAAGAGAGAAGAGCTCAGGCCAGAGAGGAGATCCGTCAGAAAGGATAGCACCAGTAACCATCGAGAGCCAGCTCTTATTCTTCCTGAACTTCTGAAGAAGGCACTGGTCAGAATACATGTTCCCGACGTAGATGATAAGGCGATTCCCTCTAGGAGCAATGGCCTTGAAGATGGTACCAGCTAGTTCATTGAGAAGCTTAGCTCGTTCCGTGACGGATTCGTCATTCTCTCGGGTCTGAACGTCATCACAGAAGATCAGATCCGGACGATCATTCTGGAGGTTTAGACCACGAATACCAGCAGACCAGCCACGAGCTACGAGCGTGACTCCACGATTATGGTAGGTCGCTTTCTTAGTATCCGCCGAGTCAATAGCAAGACCGCCTTCCCAGTCTCCATATACGGCTACGATGTTGGGAGAGCGGAGAATGTCATGGATGTCAGCAAGGAGGTTCTCAGCTAGATCCTTGTTCGAGCAGATGATGAGCGCAAAGGAGAACTTATCATAGACGAGAAGCCATACGATAAGGATCTTGATGAAAGTCGTCTTAGCGTGGCCCCGGGGTAGTCCAAGAGCAAAGCGAAGAAGCTTTCCAATCTGCTTAGGATTCCTCTTGATGAGGAGCTGCCACACAGCAAGATAGAAGACAGGAAGAGAATAGATGCAGACTGTAGGAAGGCAGAGAGAAGCGAAGAACGAAATATCCTGCTCACCCCTTTGATAGAGTTCATCAATAGAGGCTGATACGGCAGTGGTCTCAGCATGGCGAGACTCTTTCTGCAGCTGGTCGAGATCCGTGACTGACATAATGGGCTAGGTAAGAATGTCAGAGGCGGGGGGCGTAGGGGGCCGGATCTCTAGAATCCATGAACTGAGTTATTAGCTCGGCGCTGGCTTCGTGGGAGGAGGGAAGAGCTTCGCCAGGACTTGAGCCTGAGCTTGCTGGTAAGAAGTCTGGGTCATGATCTATGTGCTCCAAGGGTTTATTCTGTGAAGAGAAAGAAGCGAAGAGTGATTCTACTGCCTTCGAGGAGAGAGGAGCCAAGGAGCGATTTCCTATGGCTGTGACCTCATTCTCCGCATTCAAGGTGAGGGTCGGGAGGGCGATAGCATGGGCGGGAAGAGATACGCTAACATGCGTGTGTACGATCGTGGAGCCGCCTCCTACTGCGATCGGATTCTTACGAACTGCGTCAAGCTTCTGAACCTCTGCGATAGCTCGATAAGCATTGGTGACATCCCTGAGTTCGGATGTAGAAGCGAGGCCCATGATCTGATCAAGGAGGAGAGAGCGCGCTGCCAGCTCTTTCGCTTCCATGTTCTTATCTACCGTGTCCTGCTCTCGAGCCGCGGCTTCGAATTCTGCGACCAGATTCTGGAGCTCAGTATCATCCTTTAGGAGCTGAGAGATGCGTGCAGGAGTCACACCAACGATAGAAGCTACCTGGCCGGGACGGAGGCCTGAGGTTAGAAGATCTGCTATTCTACGCTTGTTCATGATTGGAACTCCTGGCTGCTAGGATGTCTGGCTTTCGAGCGGTGGATAGAAGAGGGCTGTGGATGGAAGAAAGATTATCAGGAAAAGGAGGAGAAGTCAAGTTTTTCTTATTCTCTTAATTGGTAGGGAAATAGAAGGTGAATGAAGGTTAGAAGGAGAGGGTAATTAGAAAAAACTTTAGGAATTTTGAAGAGACTCCTTTGATATATCCTGGTGCCCTTGAAGTCAAAAAAGCCCTAGCCCCTCCCTTTCATTCTTATCCTCTTACTTACGTAATTAATAGGCGTGAAAAAGCCCCGCTTATTAGGCGAGGCTTCTAGTTGAGCCGGATAGTCCGGCCTTGATTGTCTTACTCGTCAGTAGCAGCCAGTTCCTTAGCGCCGGCGATACACTCCGATACGCGGATAAGATGGCGCGAGAAGGTACCCGCCTGCTCGTCTGTCAGAGTAGCGAGGAATGCGCCGACAGCTTCCTCGAACTTGTTAAGCCGCGTCTCAGACCATCCGAACAATGCAACCTTCGGCTGAGAGAAGCCAGCAGAGAACAGCTTAACAGCGGCTTCGGTCTTGCCTGCGGTCTTGATCCATGCGGCAAAGGCATTGATCGCAGCACGCATATTCGCCAGTGCCGCGCCATTATTCCCGCCCCCGGATTCGAGCAGCTCCTCGATACTGGCGGGGATAGTAAGCCCATCCTTCAGCGTGGCAGTGCCGCTAACAAGGCGATTCCGCGCCATTGCCTTGACAGCAGCGAGAACAGCGTCGAAGGCGAATTGATGCTTGTCATCTCCATAGATCGGAAATGCTGCGGCATCTTCTTCCTTGGCTTCCACCTCCGCGCCCTTGTCATCCTGCTTGACATACTTAGCCGGATTCACCGCGAAGCCTAGTTCGCTGAGCAGCGGATAATAGACGGCGATAGAGCCGACCTGCTCGTATTTGCCGCTCGTTTCGTTCTTCTTCGAGACTTCCATCGTAAAAGTACGCATATTTGACAATCTCCTGAGAGTAACCCGCCGAATGATCGCTTGAACTGTGGCGGGAGGGGTGGAGTAGTTCAAGCGATGAACAGAGTATAGATGAAAGAATGGAGAGAGTCAAGAACTTTTTGAAATTATTTTACGCACCATTATTGTGCTAATCATCCTTCGTATTCTGCTGATCGTTCCATTCTAGTGCGCGACGGGCCTAGGCTGATCGCTCCGCTCTCTCTTTCTTCTCTTTCTCCTCTTTCTGGGAGTGAATATTATCAGAACTTCCCTAGCTGAAAGAGAATTATTCTAATCAGAATCGTTAGAAGCTATCTGAGCAGAGAGAGTGTAAAGGAAATTCAAAAAGTCTTGAAAATTCAGATATTAGGGGGTATGCCTCCCTCCCTCTGCACCTCCCATTATCACCGTCTAACCACTCTCATATTCTGCTATGAGTGTCTTTCTATCTCTCCCTCTATAATAATATCTAAGGGTATCCATTTTTAATTTTTATCTCTGAAAACACAACGCTAAGAACGTTTTCTTCTCTCTTTCCTTCCAGAGAATCAGAATGGGATTTAGAAAGAAGGATACAGAATACAGAATAGGTGGGTGCAGAGGGGGAGGAGGGGGGCTAAGTATTTGAATTTTTGAGAATTTTTGAATTTTCTTGACTTTTTCCCACCTCTCTGCTATCCTGAGCATTGGCACAACTTTTGCAACGCTCTCTTTCTACTTGTGCCAGCTTTCTAAACTACTCGGAGATTCTAGATCATGGCTCTCATTCTGAAAGATTCTAACGACGCTATCCTTGGTGTATTCTCTGACTACTGGATTATCGAGAATAGCCTTA